GGTGTCCTCGGGCCTTCCCAGTGTGGAGCGGGCAACGGGGATCATCACCGCGCCGCTTACGGCGTCGTGGCCGTGGCGGGTGTACCGGGGGACGTGGCTGGGTGCGGATGCGGAGCCGTTGCCGTTGCCGACGTGGCTGCGCGATCCGACTTTGACGAACCGCACACCTGGGATCGAGGACTGGCAGCAGTGGTTCCTGCCGTTGGGGTTCAAGAAGCCGGCGGCCAGGTTCTGGGCGGAGACGTTGCGGCATGCGTTGTGGTTCGGCCGGGGCTGGTTCATGTTCCAGGAGGCGACCGATTTCACCCCGCTGGCCGGCACGTTCCTCAACGTCGCACCGAACGTGGTCGGCATCAGGGACGACGGGCTGTGCGAGGTGAACCTGGGCGACGCTGGGACGGCTGTCACGGACAAGGCGGGCCGGTTCGACTGGGGCGGGTACACCTGGCGCCTCGCGTCGGTGTCGGAGCCGTTGGGTGACGGGCTGGGCGTCATCGGCAGGCACGCGGCCATCCTGAACATCGGCATCTCGGTGGCCCGGTACACGTCGAACACGTTCCGCTCCGGCATCCCTGCCGGCTATCTGAAGATGACGAACCCGGGTGCGACCGCGGCGCAGGCGGACGCGTTGAAGGCCGCTTGGATGGCCGCCCATGGCAACAGCCGCAGCATCGCCGTGCTGAATGCGACGACCGAGTTCGCGCCGATCACTTACAGCCCGGTCGACACGGCACTGGTCGAGGTGGAGCACGTCATGGCCCGGAAGGTGGCGCACTGCTTCAACCTGTCCGGGTGGGCGCTGGACGCAGGGTCGACCGGCAACGACTACGCCAACATCACGGACCGCCGGCAGGACAAGGTCGACGACTCGGTGATGCCTTGGAAGCGTGCCACCGAGGATGCGCTGTCGGCGCTGCTGCCGTACGGGACGTGGTTGGAGCTGGAGGCCCGCGGCTACTTGCAGACAGATCCGGAGAAGCGGATGGCCTACTACACGTCCGGGCTTGGCCTGGGCGTGTTCACGCCGGAGTATCCGCAGGACCTGGAGCGCATCCCGGCCCGCTACCGGCCCGCCGAGGAAGAGCCGGTGCCGGACGAGCCGGAGCCCGTGATCGTGGAGGAGGTAGACGATGCCGACGTTTGAAGACCTGGCCGCTGACGGCCTGCAGGTGCGGGCGGTGTCCGGGTTCACCATGGGCGAGGATGGCGAGTTCACCGGCCGGGCGGTGCCGTACGGCCAGCCGGCCGAGCTGATGCCGGGGCTGCGGGAGGTGTTCCTCCCCGGCGCGTTCGCGTCCCAGGTGAAGGACCCCGGCCGGGTGAAGATCGCCTACCGGCACGGCGAGATCATCGGCCGGGCGGTGGAGCTGGAGGACCGGGACGACGGGCTGTGGGTCCGCGGGCGGATCGAGGACGACGCCGACATGCCCGACGCGCGCAAGGCGCTGGCGCAGCTACGGGCCGGCCTGGTCGACGAGCTGTCGGTGGGGTTCCTGCCGGTCCGCAACGGCACGACCGTGTCCGAGGACTCCGGTGGCACCGTGTGGGAGCACAAGCGGGCAACGCTGCGGGAGATCTCCGTTGTGCCGTGGGGCGCGTACGGGCGCAAGGCGAAGGTGGCCGCGGTCCGATCCGAGCCCGACGATGTTCGCGTCATGCTGTTGAAGATCGAGGCATTGCGCGTAGGGTGGGCGCTGCCCCCGCGGTAACCCGGGCAGTGTGGTCCCGCCTGTTGGATCAGGTCCCGCCACCAGCCCCGTAGGCCGTCCCGGCGTTGTGTGTGTCCATTCCACCGCGCCCTTGGAGGGCTTTCATGGGAAACACGTTGAAGGAGCGGCTGGCGGGCGACCTGGACAAGATCCAGTCGCAGGCCCGGGCCATCGCAGAGAAGGACGACCCGTCCGACGCTGACAAGAAGAACCTTGCCGACCTGCTCAAGGACGGCCAGGCGATCGAGGCACGGGCGCAGAGCCTGATGGCCGTCGACCAGATGGACGGCGTCCGGCACGGCCTGACCTCGGTTCAGAGCCGTGAGCAGCGGCCCGACGAGGACCGGCCCACCGGGCTGGGTGACATGTTCATCCGCTCCGAGGAGTGGGGCCGCTACCAGCAGGCCCCCACGGGCACGTCAGGCCGGGTTGCGATCCCGGTCGGGCTGTTCGAGCGGGCGCCGCTGACCACACTTTCGGGCACCGGGACGCCGTGGAAGACCCCGGACCGGATCGACATCGCCCGGCCGTCCCGGCAGACGCCGCTGCTCGACTTGGTGCAGCGGGTGCCCGTGTCGTCCAACTCGGTGGACTGGGTGACGTACCCGGCCGCGGCGCCGCTTGCGGCGATCGTGCCGGAGAACACGGCCAAGCCGGAGGCGACCATCGCCGCTTCGGTGGGCACAGTCACCCTGGACACGATCGCCCACTGGGCGCAGGCCACCCGGCAGCTCCTCGAGGACTCGGCGGCGGCCCGTGCGTTCATCGACGGGGAGCTGTCCCGCGGTGTCCTGGACAAGATCGAGGCGGAGATCGCAGCGGCGATGGTCGCAGCCACGCTGCCGGCCGTGACGGCGCCGTCACTGATGGCCGCCATCCGTGAGGGTGTGGGCACGGTGCAGGCCGCCGGGTTCCAGCCGAACGCGGTCGTTCTCAACCCTGCCGACTACGCCGCACTCGACATCGACGTGTACGGCTCCACGCTTCTAGGCCCGTCGCTGTCAACGTCCTACTGGGGCTTGCGTCCGGTAGCGGTGGGTGCGCAGCCCGCCGGGACTGCGACCGTTGGTGACTTCACTGCTGGTGTCTACTACCTGGAACGGACCTCGGTCAGCGTGTACGTCACTGACAGTCACGCTTCGACGTTCATCAGCAACGTGTTCACGTTCCTGGCGGAGGCCCGCGGCAAGGGTGTCGTGACCAGGCCCGAGGCGCTCGTGGAATGCACCGTGGGCGCCACGACCATGGCCGCATCCCAGTCGAAGAAGTGACATTCAGGCCGCCCACCCCCGATTCCCGACCCCCCGCGTTCGGGGGTGGGCGCTGATGGCCCTGCCCAACGTTCCCGCTGACGAGCTGGCCCGCCGGTTGCAGATCCCGTACCCGGCGGGCACGCTCGACGACCAGTTGGAGTCCGCGATTGCGCACGCCAGTGTGATGCTGGCAGGCCACGTCGACCCGCTGCTGGCAGGCGCCATGTCCGCGCTGTGGGGCGAGGCCGTGACAAGCCTCGCCGTGAAGCTCTGGGACGCAGGCGCCAAGGGAACCGTTGGCATGGGCCCGACCGGGGAGTGGGACGTCCCCGGACCCTCGGCAACGGCCGGGCTGGTCAACTCGGTCGCAGCACTGTGGCATCCGCTCACGCTGACCGGCGGAAGCGTGATCGCGTGAGCGCTCTGGGTGGCGCGAGGCTGGCGGTTGCCGCCGCCCTTGCCGACGTCGGCGTTCCAGTGTTCGACCAGCCACCCGGCAGCCTCCAACCGCCGTGCGTCGTCCTGCTTCCCGGGCAGCCGTGGATCGCTTCCCGCGGCCATGTCACGTTGGACGTCGTCGCATACGCGAACCCTGCCGGCGGCAACAGCACGTCGCTGACAGTGCTGGAGGACATCATCGAAGCGGTTCGGGAGGCGCTTGCCAGGGCTGTCCTGCCCTACGGCGAGACGGACCCTCCCAGCTTCGACCCTGATGCCGGTGCCCTGTCGGCCCGGACCCCGGTAACCCTGCGCACAACCTGCTACTGAGGAGAAGACGATGGCCGCTTCCGTACCGTTCGGCCCGGGGACGATGACCCTCGGCGCCACCCCACAGTCCTTCGACTGCGAGGTGCTCGGCGGCAAGGTCACCCACGCCTACGAAGACGTCGGCGAGGCCAGGACGATGCTCTGTGGCGACTCCAGGCCGGCGTCGAAGAGCCGCACCGATGGTCTCGCATTCGACCTTGAGAACGACCTCGCCTCGTCCGGGCTGTACGCCTACCTCACCCAGCACGACCTCGAGGAGGTCCCGTTCGAATTCGTCCCTAACACGCCGAACGGCGCCGAGTGGACTGGGACCGTTCAGCTCACCCTGCCCGCGGAGATCGGGGCCGGTGCGTTCGGTGAGCCGATCGTCAGCTCGGTGGAGTGGGCCGGGGTGGGTGCGTTCACGTTCACCGCTGCGACCGTGATGGCCGCTTCAGAGGACGAGGAAGCGGCCTGACCCATGGCCGAAGTATCAGTAACGGGCGACGGCTGCGGCCCGTGGCCGTCCGCTGGTGCGCCACTCCATCCACGTCAGATCATGCTTGGACGTATTGCAATTGCGGCAGAGCGGGATGAGGTTCCCGATCCCATGCAGCCCGCCGCGCGAGATTGGCACGATGTGGTCCGCAGTGATGTCTACGCGCGACCCGCACGCCAAGCAGGGCGACGAAAGAAGTCGCGCCAAATCCCGCGCCGAGATGGTGAAGTGCGGGACGGCATTCAGCCGGGCGCGCCGCTTCGGGGCGCCAACGAGGCGCATATGGTGGCGCTCGCACATGCCATTCACGCAGGCGGTCCTGTCGCATCCAACGACTA